GTAAGAAACCAATTTCACGAGTTGCGACTAATGAACGCACCATATAGATTTTTTCATATGGGGTATTTTCATCTAATACATCTTTCAAAGCATTATATAAGGTAACAAAGGTTTTACCTGTACCTGCTGCACCATAAGCAATAATATTCTTTTTCTCTTTGTAAGAGTTAAATAAGATTTTTTGATTTTCAGTTATTGGTTCAATATCAACCAAATATTCTGAATTAATAGGTTTTTTTCTACGCATTTGCTTTGCTGTCAACCCAACTCCAATGGGTTGATCTCCATTTCTTTTTTTTCCCATTAATCAATCTTCTGTTTATTCGCACCAGGATATTTTTGAACTCTCTCTAATACTTCATTCCAACCTGGTTTTTTTCTTATGAGTTTATTTCTCCACTCTCCAACTTCTCCAACACCTGGCACTGTGGATGGATCTGAGTAATCTCTTGACCAATCAGGATTATCAGCACGCCACTGATCCCAATCATTCACACTCATTACCACTTCTTTTTTGTCACCAGTTTTTGTATTAACTACAGGATATGTTGCCATAATAATTGATTAATGTATAGTTATTTAGACCCATTCAAGTGCTTCTGAGACCGATGGGAATTGTTCGGTAAACACTTTGCGACATGCTTCTGCTATCTCCATATGTTCTTTCTGTGTTCCATGTGCAGAACGTAATTCAATATAATGAATCCAAGAACGACAAGAACCTGTCATATAGATTTTTGTAGGAGTACATAATGGTAATACCATTCTAGCACATTCTTTTGCAACTCCTTCTTCAATCATCTGATTATACAATGATTGTGCAGAACTGAAAAGAGTGATCATTTGTGCTTCTAATTTTTGTCTCACAAATGGATCAAGATCATCAATACTATTTTGACGATTTTTATCATCTTGCCTTCTTAAATCTGGCAATTCAATTTTACCAAGTTCATTACTCTGTGCATATCTTTGAGAGAACTCTTGAAATGTAAAAGAACGATGTCTTAATATCTGTGCTGCGATTGCTCTTGTAGTTTCAATCTCTAATGTCATAGATGATTGTTCAAATACAGACCAATGATTATGCTTGATACAATACTTCAATAATCCTGCATATTTTGGATTATCCTGATTATTTGGATTTGATACTCTGGCAATATGTGCCATTGTTTTTTCAGCATCAGGTGTGATGCTTATTAGGTCTACGGTCATTTAAATCCCTTTGAATTTTTTGCTTCAAGTGCTGCAATTTCTTCTTCTGCAAGACGGAGAGTTTGTTTCATCTCTCTTAATTTTTCATCAGTATATAGATAATCTTGCTTGATTAATCTTTTGAGTAATTTAATTAAAGTTTTCTGTCTACTCATTAATCTGATCCATCATCATATAATTCATCATAGTCAAGTCTTGTTGTCGAAGGTGCTTCATCTTTATAAGATTCCACATCAGAATACACTTCTACCTTCAATGCGTCAACCATAAGTTCGAGACTACGAACAATATCTTTTAATTTACTACGTTCCATAATAAATGACTTTTTCATATCATAGCATAAAAAAAGAAGGGGATCAACCCCTTCAATTTGTTCAGCAAGAGTGTCTTTAACTCTTTGAAGCGAATTTACGTTTTACTTTGATACCACGATACATTAGATCATGATTTCTCTGCTGTGCTTCCGCTTGTACCATGTTATGGTACTCTTGAGTATCATACTTGATACCACGATATGTGACTGTTGCCATTTGGGTTCTCCTAAAGTAATTGGACTTTTTACATCCGTTCCTTCAGTCGGCTTTTGCGTCCTCTTGCGAGGATGAACGTACCCGTTCCGAGTCGGCTTACTTGCGCCCCTTTCGGGGTGAACGTTGTGTTAATACTAACACATTCATACTATATATGCAAGCAGTTGTGTATTTTTTGATACAATTTTACAAAATCTTAAGAGTCCAAAAATTTTGGGGAGATTTTTTTGCCCTATTTTTGAAACTACTTCCGCTTTTTCTTTTGGGGTGAAGAATTATAACCCCAAAGGTTTGGTTTGATTGTACCCCTACCATAATCTATGGACTTAAGACCTGCCTTAAACTTATCGTAATACATATCAAACAGTTTAACTCTTACACCTCTTGTCAAATCACGACAAACCTTTTCCTGATACTCATATGTAATTACGAACGCATCAGTAGGTGCATTAGTTACTGTCACTTGTTCGAGTGTTCCATTCTCTACAAGAATTTCACAACCATATTCACTCTTATGAGTTTCTTTCTCTTTACTTGTCCAGATTAATTCTTTCTTCTCTGTCTTTGTCATGGTTGTCACGATCTACCACCCCAAGTAATATCTGGATATGCTTCTGAAACAATATCTTTTGTAATCTTATACTTTGTTTCTAATTTTTTATCTTTAACAAGTACAATAATCTCTGCCTCTAATGGATGCAATCCTTCAAGAATATTAATGAACATAGTTTCTCTACGAATATTATTCAAGGAATCATTACCACCTTTTAGAAAATGATAGAAGTTAGTATATTCTCTACGAATCGTAGTATGTCCTTCCTTATCACTTGATCCCATTGAGAAAGAACCTGTCTCATGCATTTTACGAACTTCTTCTGATATCTTAGTCGTTAATGTTCCACTATAAGTTGTCTGGTCATCATAACCAGTATATGGAACTTCACCTTCTGGTAAAACAGATACTATAGTTTCATCAAAGTTCCATATAAACAATGCTTTTAAAGATGGGTCTTCATATCTCTTCAATACTTCAACTTTCTTTGCCTTGGATCTTTGCTTTGATGCAAGATGAAATACCTCAAAGGCAAATGGTTTTAATGGAAGTTCAAGTGGATCTTTTTTAGTCTTCGTCTTCTTCGCTGTCGTTGTCATAATTGTTTTCAAATCTAAATGCTACAATTTCATCTGGTACTAGGTTTCCATTAATGTCAAACATCTCTGGATGAGGTCTAGGAATCTCTCGATAATTCATCATATAGTCTCTTGCAACCCAACCTATAAGAATTCCAACTAAGAAAAACATAATTGAAATAGGTAGAGCAAGTGCGGTCAGGACTTGAATATCCATGATACTCCTTTGGTAATTTTATTTTCTTTTCGACAAAGAAAATTCAAAGTAGATACCAACCTCTCGATTGAAAAGATTAAATATCTTATCAAAAACAAATGAAAATGGTTTCACTTGTTTCTTTTTACCTCCATTGAGGATAAATTCAAAACCTCGATTAATCTCTAGGTTTGAGTTATTTAGCTCATCTTGCAATGATTTTTTGTTCTCTGAGGAACTCAACTGTTTCAACTGTACCTCCTAGTTTTTTACCATCACATATGACCTGTGGGAATGTAGTACCATGCCCAAATTCATCAGTGAATGCCTTTTCATCAAAGTGTTCACCCAAATTATACACCACAAACTTACTACTTGTCAACTCTAATACTTTTTTTACCTTTTCGCAATATGAACACCCTTCTTTTGAAAACACAGTGAAATTCATTTTTGTTTTAGACCTTAAATAATGATTTATACAAATAAAAAAGGGAGGATACCCTCCCTTTGTGTTACCACCAACACACTCCCCCCACCACAGGGGAGTATCTCTAGTCCCAAATCTACAAGGATCTTAGAGACCTTTACAGTATAGTATATGTTTTTGGTCTTGTCAAGCTATAGTTCTGCACTATCCTATGATATGAGGAAACCACTTTGCCAACAATAATTAGGATATACATCTATACCAGTTTGAGAATATATTTTCCACTCAAAATATCTACCTTCCAACATATACAAACAAATAGATCTATTTGTTCTAGGATATTGAACATAAGCACTACTACCACCATTTACCGTACTGATAGAACTATCATAAGTACCAGTAAATGTAGTAGCAGTATATGGCATCATATGAAGTGTTTTTTGACCAGAATATTTAACATATAGATTAATATCAAAATAATAGAATCCATCAACAGGTGCTAGAAAACGAGCAC